CACCTGTTCTTCCTTATCGGGAGATCAGATCTGCTTTATCTCTTTTAACTAAAGGACTAGGTCAGTTAGGCGAGCCGGATCTTGGAACCATCTCTGATTCTTCAGGACCCAACTATGCGAAGGCGACATGGAGTTCAGGACTTGATGCTATAGCACTGTCATACCACCCATTTGTTTGGGAAGCATGGTTAAGATACTGTTATGTCAACAAGTACTGGACTGTCATGTTCTGGCAAATTGGTATCGCGGTTCTCGCTATTCCGTTCTGGCCTGTTCTGGTTGATCTTGAGTGTTTTCCTACTAAAATAGGAAGACTCGCCGAGATTCCGGAAGCCAAGGGTAAGATTCGGGTTATTGCCATTACAGATTGGTGGACACAAATTGTGTTCAAACCGATCCATGATGGTATTTTCCGACTTCTTGCTCAGTTACCTACTGACGGGACAAAGGATCAGATTGCACCGCTTAACCGCCTTATTGATAAGGCTCGGTTGAGTGGAGGTAATCTTAATTCTTTTGATCTGTCGGCGGCAACTGATAGACTTCCTATCGACTTTCAAGTTCAGATCTTAAACATTTTAGGTTTAAGAGGGGACCTCTGGAAGGCGATTTTGGACCGACCCTGGAACCATAAGGTTCACGGGGACATCTTTTATAGTGTAGGGCAACCTATGGGTTGTTACAGCTCCTGGGCTATGCTTGCCCTGTCACATCATGTGATAGTGCAGGTAGCAGCTCGCAGAGTTGGCCATTCTTACCGGTTCGATGATTACGCTCTTCTTGGGGATGACATAGTTATCCTTGGAGAAGATGTGTCTCAGGCGTACCTGGTAATTATGAAAGAGCTCGGTGTTGAAATCAATATGACTAAGAGTCATAAGGGTTCAGTTGCTGAGTTTGCTAAGAGATGGGTATCTCCGTCCCTGGGTGAAATTTCACCTTTGGGAGCTGGGAATATCCTTCTCGGAATTCGAAACTACAAATATGTGCTATCTATCTTGGTGGAAATGAGAGAGAAATCTTTCGCTTTCCCTTTGGCACAGATAAGAAATTCCGTAGCGTCACTTCGCCTCATCAGACGTAAACTTTCTGATGTGGACCTAGTGATGTTCGGAATGGTGGCCATTGGGCCTATAGGCCTAAGTGGTAGTAGTCATC